GCTCTGTATGGTGGCGGTCAGTTCGGCCAGGCTCAGTTCGTCGCTGGCGAGCCTGTGATGCCTTCCGGCTTCGTGTTCGAAGGCGTGCGTTTCTTCGAGTCCACCAACTTCCCCGACAAGAGCATCTCTGTCGACATCGGTAGTGGTGGCGGTGCTGCTACCCGCACTACCCCTGCTGGTCTGTTCTTCGGTCCTCAGGCTGTTGGTGTTGGTATCGGTGGTCCTAACGCCCAGGTGCTCATCAACAACAACGACGACTTCAGCCGCTTCATCATCCTGATTTGGCAGCTGTACGCTGGCTTCGCGAACCTGAATAAGGACTTCGTGACCACTGCCTTTACCATCGTAGAGTGATAAAGGAGGTAACTAACTAATGGCTGCTTACAAAGAAGAAGCCGGCGCTATTCTCCAGCCCGGTAACCAGATCAACCGCCTCTCCTCCTACAACACCGAAGGTGTTTATGCGTGGCCTGGCGTGGAAGCTTACGAGCTGATCGGCTATGTCAAGATTGACAATGTAGCCGCTGATAAGGCTTCGTTCAAGAGCTTCGATATCATCGTCCCCTCGCCTGATCGTCGCCCTGACGATCGCGTGCGTGACAATCGCACCTCTCTCGTGGTGCAAGCCAGTGCGGCTCGTCCTGCCTACATCTACGGCGCCTCTATCGCTGTGGCTCAGGACATCCCCTCTGGTGGCCTTGCCGGCTTCCCTGCCTCCCCTGTGACTGCTGACATCGGCGGTACCAGCACTGAAGGCCTGCTGCTCGGCCCCAACAACGCTGGTGCTCCCTTCGGTGTGCCTGCTACCCAGGCTAACGGCCTGGCTGCTGCTACCGCAATCGTCTCCGCTACCACCAACCTGTTCGCTCAAGGTCTGAGCGACACCACCGTTGGTGATCTGCCCTTCTGGACCGCCGTTACCACCGCTGGTATCGACGACCAGGATGCTGCGAACTCGATGTTCTACAAGGTTACCGCCGACACCACCTTCAAGGTGTTCAACGTCAATGGCGTGACCTCCACCACCGTTGACGGTGACGGCGTGTTCATCAGCGCAGATGACTCGACCGCTGGTAAGGCCGGTTACCTCGTGTGCCGTGTTAACTACCTGCGTCCTGCTGCAGCTGCTGGCTGGGAGCAAATCAATGAGTTCATTGATTTTGCTTCTCAAGTGGGCGGCAGCGACAGCTGATAACGCTCTCAAGAAAAGGCGGGCTCTTCGGAGCCCGTTTTTTTGTGCCCATTGAAAGTTGTGGATGTAGTTTGTTAGGCTAATCAGAGACAATAATTACACAGATGCTGTACCAATACCGAGTCACGGGTGGCCTGGTAGAGATGGTGTCGAAGCACGGCGATGGAATCGTTATGTGCCTTGACTCACAGGATGAGGTTCTCTACGTCGAAGAATCTGATCTCATCCCTCACCTAGAAGCTACGACTGAGCAGATTAAAACAGAAGAGCGTTTGACGGCTCAACTGCAAGCTGAAGGTGTTAACCCAGCCAAACCCACTAAGAAAGAGACGTTTCCGCTTGATACGCGGCTTAACATCAACACTGCCAGTGCTCGACAGATTGCCGATGCTTTACCTGGCGTTGGACTCAAAACAGCTCGTGATATTAAAGACCTGCAACTTTCTCTTCCCACTGAAAAATTTCAACGTCTCGAGCAACTGAAGTCAATTAAACGGGTGGATTGGGACGAAATTTTCAAGGATAATTTAGTTCGGGTTGAGTGATAATTTGCGCGTGCTAGTGTGTTACTGGGTACATCTAAGCCTCTTGTGCCCATAACGCATTCTCTTGAGTAATGCAACTCGATAATTTCCTCAAATCTAAGGTTCGCTGGCACCTGGGCTATAACACTACGTCTATTCCGGCAGGTGACTTGGCGCGTCTTGAGGAAGCTGTCAACAACATTCCGGATTCGTTCTGGTATTCAAAAATTGTCGAACAGGTCAATCGGTGCGATGAAGCTGAAAAGCGCACTGATATGACCGGCAGCGTGAATAACAATACTGTTCCCCGTAGTCGTATCGAGAGTATAGCCGGTGACGTTGACCGTACGATTGCAACTTCTGATTTTAGGGACACGCTGAAAACATGGACGGCAATTTACATATACGAGACGGATCGATTAGCCCTACATCTTTATGTCCCCAATTATCGAAATCCCGAGCAAGCTCGGTATCGATTCAACCGGGAAGGCGCTGAATTTATCCAAGCTCTTCCTGGCCCTGCCGATGTTGCTGTCGGTACTCGGCTTATGTTTGAAAACAACTTCCGCTGAAGCAGCAACGAGGTACAGAGACATGGCCCAGCTTAAACCACAAGAAATTGCAGCCTTGCTCCAGCAACAGGGCGTTGCAAAAGAAAAGATTCCCACCATGACTGCCATCGCATTGGCGGAATCTGGGGGGCGATCACAAGCTTTTAACCCCCGTGGTTTAGACAAATCTTATGGTCTGTTCCAGGTGAACATGTACGGTGGCCTTGGCCCCGCCCGCATGAAGCAATTCGGTTTAAAAGAAGAAAAAGAATTGTTTGATCCAGCCACTAACGTTCGCGCTGCCAAAGACATTCTTGGTAGTCAAGGTTTAGGTGCTTGGTCCGTTTATAAAAGCGGTAAATACAAAGAGTTTCTTCCACAGGCTCAAGCAGCTGTTCAGCATTTAGGACAGCAGACTGAACAGAAGCCTGAGCAGATTGCTACTGCCCCTAAAGGCAACACTTACATTATTTACGGAGAAGACCCTGGACTCGATTTTCTTCGTGGTTATACCGGCAAATTTAAGACTCCGGAAATTGAAGGACTCACGAACCTTGCTTCTCTGTTTAATGCTGCTCCAAAAGAAATTGACACTGGATTTGATCCTGTAAAACTTTTGGTTGGCCAGTTAACACAGCCATCCGGAGGTTTTAATTAACATGGCCCGAGATTACTCGATTGTTGATGTTGGCAAAGAGCTGCAACGCTATGGTCTGCGCGTTGCCGAAAACCCTGCATTTGGAAAGGTTGGAAAACATGCCCCCAAATCTTTCCACTATGCCGGTAAGGCACTTGATGTCACTGATTGGCGTCCTGACGTGGCACCTGCTTATGAGGGGGGTAAACCAATTGACTGGAAACAGCGGACAGGTGAATTGGCATACCGTGCTAAAAAATCTGGTTTATTTACAGAAGCTCTAGGTCCAGGGGATCCTGGTCATGAAACCCATGTACATTTAGCATTGTCCGACAAAGTCAAGGCTTCACCTGAGCTCATACAGTGGATTGCGACTGGTAGATATAAAACGCCAGAGGGTAAGTTGACCGACATAATGCCAACATTACAAGCAGCGGCGCCTCCGCAACAACAAGCAACTCCTGGCAACGATACTTACGTTTATATTTTAGGTGGAAAAGGAAAGAAGGAAGAAGATCCTGGAGCAGATTTTCTTTCTTCTTATATCCAAGATTCTTTATTTGCTCAGCAGCCTCAGGTCAAATCAATGATCAATCCGGCTGCTCTACTGACCTCTGCTTTCTCGCAGACACCTAGTTTTATGACTTGATATGGCATACACTAAGCCAGAGCTCCGTGAGCGCTTAAAAAATCAAATTAAATCGGGATCTAAAGGTGGTAAGCCAGGGGAATGGAGCGCAAGGAAGGCTCAACTTTTAGCTCAAGCATATAAAAAACGCGGTGGCGGTTATAAAGGTGAAAAAACCGAGGAACAGAAGTCTTTAAAACGATGGGGGGATCAAGATTGGATGACAAAGGAAGAGTACGAGAAGAAAGATGACTGATAAAGCAATAGAACCCGGTAAGAAGAGTACTGAACGGTATTTGCCGAGAGAAGCTTGGTCAAAGCTGTCTCCCGAAGAGCGCGAGCACACCGATCGTAAGAAGCAGCGTGAATCACGAAAAGGTAAGCAATTTGTTCCAAACACAGACCGAGCTAAAAAAGCTCGTCGCGCCGTGGAGCTAGCCTCCAGGAGGAAACAACATGGTTAGACCAAAGACCCGACTTGGTTATTATTACGGAGTTGGTCGAGATCAAACACCACGAGAACCGGCACCTTACTCGGGTGGCGAGAAGTTTGCAGAAGGTCGCCAGCCACGACGTAAGGCTGGGGATGCACTTGGAATAGACTTAATTTCAGGCACTGGACAGCCACCAACATTGCCCCCTCCTTATGTCGGCGGGGCTGAACTCCGCAACTTAGACATCAGCGGAATTTAAAATGACAAAGAAAAAAGGAATGCCGCCTGAACTTCTGGCGCACTTTAAGAAGAAAAACGAAGAAGGCTCTGACAAAGGCGAAAAAGAAGGTAGTGACAAAGAGCGGCGCCGTGATGCCGTTAAGAAAGCCCGCGTTAGACTTGAAGGTAGTAAACGGAATCGTGTCCATGGCAAAAAAGACGCAATTGGTAAAGGACGCCCTGAAAAATCCTGAGTTGTACTCCCCAGCCGAGCTGCAGTATTTTCGGCTTTGGCTTTCCACCAAGAAAAAACAAAAAGCAGCTAAAAAGGCAGCTGCGCTACAATAAAACCTAGGAGTTAGGTAGAACCTTGGCATCGTCGGCAACTAACAAAAGTCCTCTTATGCTGGATCGTCCAGCAACAGTATCCTCATTGGTTACGGTTGCGTCTGGTCAAGCATTTTCTACCAGTTTGATCCCAACTGCAATCGGTAACGCTACCAAGATTTTTGATGTTGATTCAACATTAACCGACGTTTCGATTAGTGGAGCATATATCGACGAAATTTGGTTTCAGTACTCGAAGCGAAATACTGAGTTCATTGACGCCACAACCGCGACCGTTGGTACTTACTCTGCAGATAGTACAGATGTTGTAGTTACCATTTCTAGTGGCCATAACGTCCAGGTAGGGCAAAAGGTTTACCTAGATTTCACCTCATACAGTTCCGGAGCCGTTCCTATTGACCAGGCTGTAACAGTTACTGCCGTTACGCCTACTACGTTTACTGGCACCATTCCCAGTGTGTCTGGTCCTATTACTGGTAACGTTAGCTGCCGGTTGCCGATTGACGTTTGTTTTTACCTGGTCAGTAACGGAACGATTACTAATACCAACCAGTTTTTCCCTCTGTTCGTGGCCAGCATTCCGGCTACTTATGAGAACCAATTCTACAGTTTGACCCTCAATAACGTTTTGCCCCTAATTAACCACCCTGTGGTACAAGCTGGTACAAACTTCACGAGCACTAACAGCACGACCTCTCCCAAGATGCGTGGGATGATGCTGCAGCGCGGTCAAGCCCTGTACGCGGCGGTCTCTGGGGGAACCTCGTTAACCAATGGTTTCTACGTAGGCGTTCAAGGCGGATACTACTAAACCGTGAAAGATATAGATAGCTGGTCAAAAGAGCAAAACTATTTAAACTGGCAACGTGCTGTCCAGATGGCTAATCAATGGCGGCGTATACTAGGTGTTAAAGAAGTGGGATATCCGTATCCAGGGGAACCTAGAAGCAGGCAGTAATCAAATGCCTAGAAGTAAAAAAAGTTTCGGTGGTAAATTTGATTCTCCATCGAAAAATAATTTCAACGGGGCTAATTTTAGTAAATTCACAGAAGATAACCCATTCAAAAGCAATCCGGATTACACAAAAGAGACTCAAAAGTTTCAGTTTTTACCAAGTAATTCACAATTGTTGAGTCGTATTCGATTTTACGATTACGACTCACTTTGGACTCGATGGCGCCGTGGGTATGAGCTCTACACCATCACCCAGAGTGTCCTAGGATCTTTCGCTACAGAACGAAGGTCTCGCGGGGACTTCAGGATGTACTGTACGTTCCAGCAGTTCCCTGGTGTATTCATTCCAGCCCGTTTTTTTACGTTCCCCTCAAGTGATAAAGAAATTGGGGAGCAAATCGTCGGTATGCGAGATGCTAACGGTTTTAATTTTTACAATTTT